ATAGTCATCCTTGTTATTCGTCACAGAAGGATCAAATAAACGCATCTCTTTGACTTGAGGACTTTCCTGTCCATTCAGTTTTAAAACAGATAGGTGTGCATATAAGTAACCACTGAGTAAAGGAGCTTCAAGTGTTCCTAAGATACGTTTGTTCTTGTTCTGAGTTTCATGTAGCTCTTTAACACCGCAATAGATATTTCGTTTTTTGAAAACAGATCTCAGGATTGAAGGTACATGACCACCTATTCCATTCGTTTCAACAATGATGAAGGGCAATTTAAACTCTTCTACGATGTCTGCTAATTGATAAGCCTGTCCACCTATGATCTGTCCTTTATCATCTGTTACAGCGATTGATCTATGCCAGTACAGCTTACCGTTCTCATCCTGTAGAACGAGAGCAACTGCTGAGACATCTGATTTCGTCTTACCTGAGCTTGGATCTAGTTTAAGCGTTGCAGATACAATCCTCTTCTCTCCTAAAAGCATCTGAGTCTGACCATTGGCTTTATGCCATGTCACTTCTTCGTTGTATGGTACAAGTCTGTCAGGATCTAATCTGATCTCTCCTACTGGTTTAGCATGGAGCTGATATTGTGAATCAAATTCATTAACTGTATTACATTCCTTTCTACGTTGTTCCATCACTTCAGGAGTGAATCTGTCAGCCCAAAGCGCATCTGCATAGACATCGAGTAAGCCATGTTTAGCTGTGAGTTTGATGAGATAGTCATGTTCTCTCTTCTCTACTTTGTAATCGTCATATTCATTCAATAGTTTGGCTTGTGTACCAATACCACTAAATAAGTATTCAGGTTTAAAGGTCGTTGAGACTTCTAGCTCTCCTGAAGTAAAGCGAGCTTCATATTGGAACATACGAAGAATTAAACAATTTGCTCCTGCTTCTTGGATCTGTGTATATAAACTGTCAAAGCTATGTGGAGTTCCAATAAAAAGACGTTGTGAACCAGGTACAAGGATATGGACCTGTTCTGATAATCGGTATCTGAGTTTTTCTCTTGATTCAGGAGTAGCTGTTGTTGTTGGTGTTTCTACATCATCATTTTGAATGAAGGTAGAACGTGCGCCTGTTACGTTGGATAAGATACCTCTACAAGACATCGAACCATGTTTTACATCTGATGAACCTTGTACCCAAAACTTTTGTGTTTCACCCTTACACTTCTGTTTATTCCAAGTTAAGGGATGTTTTTCTAATACTTGTTGAGTTCCACGACTACATTTATATGCATCGGGATCTGTCGCTCCTTGATGGAGTATTAATTCATCTACATTCTTATAGAGTCGGTATGCGTTATATACGTCCAATATGGTTGACTTAGCATGTCCACGAGGAAGCATAAGTAAACCTAAGTTGCCAAAGTCTTCTAACCACTCGCAAACTGTTATATGAAAGTTGGGAATCTGCCATTGATTGACTAAACCCCATAAAAGGTAGAACTCAACAAAGTTAGCTGTATTAGCTTTCTTTGCCATCCTTTTTAGTACCCTTTTTACGTTTAGTCAGCTCTTTACGAACTGATAGAAGTAGCTTCTCAGCTTCAGCTTCTTTTTGTTTTTCTTCTTCTTCAGTTGTTGTTATTGCTTGTGTCTTGTTACGTGCTTCAATTAGTTGTTCGATACGTGCTGCCAGTGCTAAAGTTTGGTTAGCGGATTTCATAAGCCAGAAACTATCCCCACGTCCAACCTTAGTCTGACGGTCACAGTCATTGGCACGTTCAACAAGATCAACGGTGTCTAGTATTGCTATCTCCTGAATACGGACTAGTTCACTTTTATATTCTTCTATTTTGCTCATATTATTTTAGTTTTATTAATAGCTCTATTATTCTTTGATATTGATGTCAGGAGCTTCTATAGAATCATTATCTAAATCCCACCAGTAGCTCATGTTGTGGTTGTTTTCTTGTCTACGTTGCTTACGCTCCCTATAACCCTCATCGAATAATTCTTGAAGTTCAGCTAGCACTAAGCGATCAAATACAAGCCTTGAATACCATACGTTTTGAAATGGAATGTTGTTCTTAGCTACATTAATTGCTTCAGCTCCATAGCTTGAATCACGTTCTGATAAATAGGCTTCTCCTGCACCTGATACCATTGTTCCGAGACTCATTGCATCTTTAAAAGCAGCAGGGATAATAAAGTCTTTTACACTACGTTCTGTAGGATCAGAAGTAGCAGAAATTGCGTCAGATAAGAAACTTGCCGATCCTCCTTTCACAATCGACTTCATGTAGAAATCTAATGTTGTTGGATCATCTAAATCTTTACCTTGAGTTAGGTTTTGTACTTGAGCAACGATAGCACCCATAAAGGTTGTATAAGCAAACAGTTTAGCCAAATACACAAACTTTTCTTGTGGTGTACCTTGAGCCATAGCTCTAGTCCATTGACGTGTCACCATCGACAAACCAAATTGTTTGAATTGCCAAAAGAAGCGAGTTAATTCATTTGCTACAGTTCCACGTTCACGACCTAAGCCCATGAAAGTCGTTTCTCTAGCTCCAACCTCAAGTACGGCTGCATTGGTTTCTGTATAGATATTATTCATATACTTATTGGCTAGCTGTTCCTTTAATTTAAAAGCATGATCAGCTAGATCTTGAGCTGTATAGCCTGTCTTATCAAAGTTGTAGTAGTCCAGGATTGCATCATCTGACATCTTAAATATGTCTTGATTGGTTATAAGCTTTTCACCTGTTGGAGCTTCAGTTCTAGTAACAAGTTGAAGAGCATTCCAATCCTGTTCTTTAATACCACCACCTTCTAACATCTTCTTATCTTTAGGACCAAGTTCAGCCCATTTCTTAGTCGAGTTAAGGTTAGATACATGGTGCATAAGAGATACACCAAATGCTCTTTTAGCTGAAGCTGTAATGTGGTTTAAGCCTGAAGCCCTAATCACGGCATTGGCTAGTTTTCTTGTATTGGTATTGGTTTTAGCCAGTTTAGTTGAAGCTGAAGCCAAGTCATCGTCACCAAAGCGTACTAAGGCATTGGTCATCTCTCTGACACCTAAGCCGATACTGATAGCAAAGTCTCTATCTTCTTTATTGGTGAACTGCTTTAAATGCTTTCCGAATACTTTTGTATATGCAATTCCATGCATTTCTGAAGCAAGTTTCATCGTTGCTTGATCTGAGAATGCTGTAATAAAAGCACTTCCCATCTTAGTTGCAACGGACCATGAACGCATCATACCGCCCACTTGAGCGAGGTTGCTGTCGATTGGAAGAGCTTGTCCTGCTAATTCGTCATAGTGCTTGTTTATAAGAGCTGCTTGTTTCTGTATTTTTCTATGCTCTTTAACATACTTTGGATCTTGCATCATCTTATTGAGCAAGTCATGTCCTAGTTGCTTTACCGTTTTTTCAGGATTAGAACCAAAGGTCTGCATCATCCCTATTTCTGTACTCATTCTACGAATATGGTTAGATAACAGGTCATGGAAATTAACCTCTCCAAAGTCTTCTTGGTATTTAACCCAAGCGTCAGCATCTTTAAAATGCACTTCTCGATGATGTTGATGTAGAGCCTGCATGTTCATACCAACAGGAAGATCTGTTTCTGATTGAACCAAGTGAGCCTGAACAGAAGCCTTGTTATGTCCTTCTGAAGCAATGGTGTTATAGACAGCTTTTAAGACTTCTTTAACTTCATCATCATTCATTAGTTTGCCAGTAGCTTCATGTCTGTATTTAGATCTATCGACTAATGGGAAGGTATAATTCACCCATCCATCTTGTCCTGCACTAATGACTTTAAAATGGCTATGAGATTGAGGAATACCATAATTAGCAAGCTTCTTAATATCACCGCCATAACGGTTATAGTGAAGTCTGAGTTGTTCTAACGTGTCTTGAACTGACTTAGCGAGTCCTGCTATTTCAGCGTCACCTGAAGGCTTTCCAAAGATCTCTTTGACTAGAAGTTTTACTTTATCAGCGTCTATTAAATAGCCTAAGCTTTTTTGAGTCTTAGTAAATACATCTGCTAAAGCACCCATATAACGAACTTCGATAGCCTGTATGTTGTGTTCAACTGACTGAATACCTGATTGATCAGTGAACATCACTAGCTTGCGATTCATCGCTTCTAATGGATTGAGCTTTGAATGAGAAGTCAGTTCATGTTCTAAAGCTTCTCTAATTTCAAAATCATTGATTAAATTTGATACTTCTTGGATATGTTGATCTGTATAGCTCTTGACTGCTCTATCAGCAATCGCTTCAGCTCTTTCTTCGCTCGACATACTCTTCCAGGCTTTAATATCTGCTTGAGGAAGTTCTTTACTAGCTTTAATAAATTGTTGTTCTAATAAGTCTGCTTCTTTATCCGTTAATTTACGTCCTAATACACCTTCTACGGCTGTACTACATTCATTTTTCATTCATTACTCTTATTATTGTTATGCTGCTTTTGACAAAGCACACTTAGCTAAGGTACTCATAGCTTTAGTCATCATTGTTATATTGTCTTGTTCTTGGATTAATTTGTCTTTCCATTGAGCTGCTGTTAGGTCTTCACCTGTACGTTTAGATGAAATGATCAAAGAGGGATTGGTTGTTAACTTTTCAACTGTTCGCTGAATCAAAGCAGTATGTTCATCTTGTCGTGTATTGGTCTGTTCAATTGGATAGTTAGCTAAATCATTAACTACTTCTTGATCCATATTTCTATGATCAAAAGCCGTAAAGTCATGTGGACTGA